TAATCTGGTGCGAAGTATGGCAGGATTTGCTCGACAATCTGTGCGCCGTCTTCTGTGTTACGCACAAAGACATAGAGGTTGAAGTCAAAGTTGTATGGAGTACACTTGACCTTCTTGAGTCCCAACGGCAGACCTTCTGCAAATTGCTCGGTAAAACTAGAGATTTTACGCAGTGGATCGTAGGAAATTCCATTCATTTCAAATGCAAGACGCGGCAGTGTCAGGTTCATTGGGTTGATCAGGTCAGGTGAATTCATGATTCGATTGTAGAACTTTTCCTTCGATGCATAGACCAGAGGAACATTGATACGTTCGATTTCGATATCTGAATTGTTGGTCTGATCGTAACGCACCAACCGCATGTCATTGAACATGGAGCCGAACGCAACGACTAGCTTACGGATGATTCGATGATAGTAGTGTTGTGTAGGTAGCATCAGAGATTACCGAACGGGTTGGATTCTGAGAAGTCCATGACAAGATTAGCTTCGGCTTCGATGATCACGTTGTCTCCAATCTCACCCTGCGGAATCGTCGCATTGTAGAGGATATCGTAGTTCATCAGGTTCGCATGAGCATTGGTCACGCTACCATAGATCACATTTGCGTTAGCCGTATTGGAGAATGCTCCCTTGATATTGCGCAAACGCAGAACGTTGTTAGGACGGTCGAAGGATACAACAACACCATGAGCCGTCGAGTTTGCTACATCACCATTGGTTCCCTGATATGCAATTTCATACCGCTTGAATGATACGGTAGAATAGCTATTTGGATCCAGATCGTAGTTAGTCGAGAGTGCGGATTCGTCTGTCATGTAGTCGATTTCTTCGATGCCGGTGTTAATGAATTCGCCGTTGAACTTGAAGGTTTCGAGCGATAGTCCGTACATATACGGAACCTGCTTTCCTAATTGAAAGAAGGACATATCACGTTCTACGAATCGGATTTCCATGATCTTACGCTGTGCAGGCAGGAAGATCAAATCGCCTTCCTTCGGCAGAATACGTATTGCCGGATCCACATACTTTTCAAACGTGCGACGAGCAACTGCCACCCGCGCCGTCTTTTCGATCTGTAGACCGAACTTGGAGAAGAATTCCTGCTGACCACCGAAGTCATTGAAGGTTTCCATGTACATGTCGATCTTGATTGCTTGATCAAAATACTTGACAGGATCATCACCGAACAGTGAGTCGAGAGTTCCCTGACTGTTACGTGGCATGTAATATACGTCGATGCCATGATTGCGAATGCTCTCAATGACCATATCCTCAAGGAGCATCTGCTCCCGAGTCGCGTTCTGATTGTTGAAATAGACGCTAGTAGGCATGGATTACCCCAAGAGGAAGTCTGGTGGCATCTGGAAGTCATTCTTCAACTGGAATTCCAGTCGCACGATATCCGCAATGGCTTCGTCGTAAATCTGTTGCCCGTTGATGACCATACCACCCGGCAGCGTGTAGTTGCCGTACTTCTTCATGTTCTCGCCCCACTGACGCTTGACAACCTGAGTAAAGTATTCCTTGAGCCACATGTCGTTGTAGACCTTTGGGAATTCGTCTGGTTGCAGGACGCGGGTACACTCCACGATGAAGAACTGCTCGGCAGGAACTTCTTGGTTTTTCCACTGCATGTCGATGTACAGCCGGTTCATGTGCTTATTGAACCGGACAGGGTTTTCACCGATCAGGATCATTTCCAGCATACGAATATGGGTACGGGCGATCCAATAATACTGGTAGGATGAACTGGTGAATTCGTATAGCTCGTTCAGACGCAACTGGTAGTTCAGGTCGAAGATATTGAAATTACCACCATTGTTGGTGATCTGTGAACTGGAAATAGGTAGGATCCGCTTGACGCCAATGACGTTATCCGGCAGTGGCACCCAACCATAGGTGGAGTTCGCAATGGTCGTATTAGAGGAATTAGCGTTGACGTTGCTGCCATTGGCAAGCAATTCAGGGGTCATTCTGATGGCAAGGTAGTCCGAATGAACCGAGTCATAGTGGAATTCTGCGAACTTCTGTAGGCAGTCGTCCAGACGGTCATCCACCTGATCATCGTCCACGTTAATGTCGATGACAGGGAAACCGAGACTCCGCAGGGCATAGTCCTTGAGGGACGTTCTTGAGGTAGGTGTTGCCATTTAGCTGTTGTCCTTTAGTCTGCGCTCTTCGTCGGTCAGAGGAGTTTCTTCGATATCCCGTGCCGCTACTTCGTATTTATTGTTCCTGTAGCCGTGTCTGAGGTTCTGCCACAGGTAAGTCAGGTAGAACTTGAACCAGCCGATCCGCCGAACCTGATAGATATGCTCCATTTCGTGTCGAAAAATGGTGTCATCTATCTCGCCTTTGCTGCGTTTGAAGAGGATGAATGGGTAAATCGTCATGCCGCCGATCCAGCCCCATAGCCGGAACGGAAGAAATCTGTAGATAACTCTGACTTTCATTGGGGTAATACCTCTTGATTATTTAGGATCATCTGAAAGTCATTAGGATATCTGATTTTCAACTTGTCGATTAGGGACTGTGTGACCGTGTAAGTGGATGTTTCGGGACGCCCTTTAGAAGAATTCACCCACGGAATATTGACAGTTGGATCTCCACCAAAAATCCCTATGAGTTTTCTCACTTCTGACTCAAATTGGTCGTATCTTAACATCTTCACTGCTGGATCTGCAAAGTAGTGGTATTGTTCAGCCCAAATCGGTCCTCCGAGTCTTCTATCGGCAAATTGTTCTGGTGTGACATTTTTGATCCTGTTCTGCATCTCTTGTGGGAGCGCCTCAAATTCCCCTTCTTTCCATCGACTGTAGCGATCTTTACCTTCAATTGACAAATCCTCAAACATACCGGGAAATATGGTTCTCATCGTCACTGCAAACTTCTTGGAATAGTTGACCGCAGATAAGAACCTCTCTACCGGATCCCGCCAGAAAGCATAGTAAGTAATCTGACTCAGATCGAATTCGCCATACAGACCGCGATTTTGTTCTATATGTTCTCGAAAATCTACAGCGTACCCATGATAAAGTGGTCCGTGCGGCAGTACCGTCCCATATGGTGTCAACAGGTACGATATAGCCTTCGAACCCGTCTTGGATATCGCAAGAAAAACGCTCTTTTTGTCGTTGGAGAGAATCATACCTCAAACTTAATACCTTTACTATCAAAGAACTCATAATCCTCTTTGTATAGATCCTTGATGTATTCAACCTCTTCGGTTGTCAGATCCGAAGTCTTCTTGCGGTTGTTACTAGCATTCAATCGTGGAATTGGGTCTGAATGCTGAATACCGACCCTAGCCAATACTCTGCGTAACTCCTGATCAAAGTGCCGGTAATCCAGAAGGTTGATGGTCGCTATGTCGTGACTCAGCCACCGTATCTGTTTCACAAAGTATCCATGCTTTTCCGTATATTCCATGACTGTNTTTACCGGCTCCATGGTAGGATTGTCTCTATAGTTGTAAGCCATGAATGAAAGAAACTTCTCAATTGGTTCACGATAGAAGGCAAATACTTCATATTCGAATACGTCAGGAATTGAAGTCCACTCCTTTACCTGATTCAACGTTGCATGATTTGTTCCTCGCGTCACAGGTCTAACGTTCGCCACTCTGCCATTATCTGTAATGATCTTGCGCAGGGTATGAGTCCCTGTCTTGTGTGGGTAGAGAATGACTACCCTGTGTTCTGTGTCTACGTATGCCATGTTATTACTTCTTCGCCTCTGCGGTCAGACTGTGCTGTGCTGTCATAATCAGTGTTCCATTTGCTGCGTAGCGAATGGATACATCTAACACAACATCAGATATACCGGCGACTGACTGAGATATCCAATAGCGGCGTTCCGTTCCAAGATTAGCGTAATTATTAAGTGACCATCCACTTGAGAAACTTGGAGTACCTATTCCACTAACCTTTGTGGCTTTGATGTCATAGTCGCTAGCCACACCACTCAAGAGCCAGTTGTAGTCACTCGCTCCTGTATCTGCAAACTGATGACATACCCCATTTGAGCTATTGTGTGTAACAGCACAATTGGANCTAGTAAATCCCCACGCATAGAGAGTACGCGCAAGAACCTGTACAGGTCCACCCGGCGGCGCAGCCTGTGGTGGTCCATGACTCAGTATAATTAGACGTAAACTCATTGGAAGGTGATCCCTTTAGATGCAAAGAACTCATAGTCCTCTTTGGCGTACTCACGCAATTCGGCTGTTTCTTCGGCTGTCAATGTATCTAGTTCAGGAATGTAGATGGATTGGTTGACCTTCTCCCTGACCACCTTTTCTGGATCCAGATTAAGTGCTATTAG